AAAAAGATTCGTGAGCGATCTGACGATATTCGCAAAAATGTTCTTTCCGAAATGGAATCAGAAAAGACGGCAAATCGTCCAGAATCCGCCGATAAATACGAAACTATCCTTTCGGACGAATTTAAAGAAAGCCTCCCAGCCGGATTGGAATTTGAGTTTAACGAAAACGATCCATTGATGAGTTATTGGCGGAACCTTGCTTTTGAGCAGGGAATGAGCCAAGAGCAATTTCAAGAAGGTTTGCAGCTTTATATTGGCGCAAAAATTGGCGAAATGCCTGACTTTGATGCTGAATTGGCAAGGCTTGGTGATTATGGGCGTGAACGCGCCATGCACGTTGGCCAGTGGGCCAAAGCAAACTTTTCCGAAGACACCATTAATGCAATGCACGAATTTGCTATGACAGCAAAAGGCGTCGAGGCCCTTGAAGAAATCATGCAGCGCACGGGAGAGCCGGGATTTTCTCCAGAGCAGCATAACGTTGATCCCGGCATTACTCTTGAGGAGCTTCGGACCATGCAAAACGATCCGCGATATTGGGACCCCAATCGCCGTGATCCAGCTTTTGTAAGAAAGATTGAACAGGGATATGCAAAGCTGGTAGGATAGTTTTGGATGTTCTCTCCCAGAACTTCTTCACTCTTTGTGAGACACTTAACCCCGCTTCGGCGGGGTTCTTTTTTGCCTTGTCTAAAAGCAATTAAATGCAAGTTAATCTTGTGAATAGAGATTAACGGTCAAAAACTTCATTTTTATGCCGACGACAAGCGGCCCCTATCGCCAAACTACGCGGCCCCGTAAGGCTTAACCGCACAAATGTTCCGGCAAAGGCAAAACCCGGCGCGTCATTGGAAAAAACCTTTGATGGAGAATAGCTATGTCAACGAGTGTTGATACCGCCTTTATCCGTCAGTTTGAGTCCGATGTTCACGTTGCTTATCAGCGCATGGGAACCAAACTGCGGAACACGATCCGCCGCAAAGTTGCGGTACAGGGTGAAGACGTCCGTTTCCAAAAATATGGTAAAGGTTCGGCTTCGACCAAATCCCGCCACGGCGATGTGCCGCTGATGAATGTCACGCACACGAATGTCGATTGCCCGATGTCTGACTACTATGCTGGTGAGTACATTGACGATCTCGACACGCTGAAACTCAACATTGATGAGCGCGGCCTTGCCGCACAAGCTGGTGCTGCTGCCCTTGGTCGCAAAACCGACGAACTCATCACGACTGCTATGGACTCGACCACGACTGAAATCGCACACGGTTCGGCTGGTCTGACCAAAGCAAAGGTTCACTCGGCTTTTGAAACTCTTGGTAACAACGATGTGCCGGACGATGGCAATCGTTTCTGGGTTGTTTCTCACGCTGGCTGGACCGACCTGATGGACATTACCGAATTTGCTTCGGCTGATTATGTCAGTTCTGATGGTCTTCCGTACCAAGGTGGCATGACTGCTAAACGCTGGCACGGTTTCTTGTTCTTCCCGTTCTCGGGTCTGGATGTGGCTTCAAACATTCGCAAGACGTTTTGTTATCACACCTCGGCTATTGGTCACGGTATTGGCAAGGACGTTTCTCAAGACGTTAGCTGGGATGGCCGTAAACAAGCATGGTTGGTGGTGAACAAGATGAGCCAAGGTTCGTGTCTGATTGACGCGGATGGTATCGTCGAAGTTTCCATCAGCGAAGCATAAGGAGAACTGATTATGGCTTATGCAGCTTCTGGACTTTCTTTGCTGGCCACGGCAAATGGTTTTTCGTTGTGGCATTATTCCACGACCGACGCCATTGCTACGGTCAACACTGCTGGTTATTTTACGGGCGAAGCCGTAAATATGCTGGCGGTTCGTGACGTTATCATTGTTTCTGATACGAACACTCCGACAACTTCTTTTGTCTCGGTTCTGTCGAATGATGGTGCGACTGTTGATGTTTCGGATGGCACTGCTATCGCTGAAACTGACGGCGACTAACGGGAAGCCCTCGTTTACGGGGGTCTCTTTGGGGGGAAGGCTGATCGCTCACCTTCCCCCTGCTCCCGAATAGGAGTACATGAATGTCGGTTGTAGCTGTTACTATTGCCTCACGCGCCATGAATATGATTGGCGGCAATGAAATTGCGAGTTTCAGCGAAAACTCAAACGAGGCAAAAGTTGCAAATAACCTTTATGAGCCGCTTGTTGAAGCGGCTTTAACTATGCACAGATGGCGTTTTGCCAGTGGGCAAAGTGTTTTGTCTCGTCTTACTGCTGCCCCTGCTGCTCGCTGGGATGCTGCTTATCAAATCCCGACTAACCCCAAGGTTCTTTTGATTCACGGCGTAACGATTCTTGATAGCCCTATTGAGTATGATCGTTATGAAGATATGATTTATTGCAATGCCTCCGTGGATGACACGGTTTATATGGATTATGCTTATTACGCAAAAGAGGCGAATTGGCCTCCTTATTTTGTAAAAGCGGTTCAATTTGAGTTGGCTTCTGTTTTTGCTGGTTCATTAGCTCGTAAGGGCGATTTAGCGGCCTATTACGAAGCAAAAGCGCAAACTGCATACCAGCAAGCCAGATGGGCTGACTCGTCTTCTCAGACGGCTAGAAACATGCGTTCAAGGCGTCTTGTTGATGTGCGGAGGGGTTAATGGCCCAAACCCCAGACTCCAATCTTCGGTCACTTCAAACTTCTTTTAGTGCTGGCGAGCTTGATCCGCTAATGCGGATGCGCTCGGACCTCAAAACCTACTTTAAAGGTGGCCGCAAAGCTCGAAATGTCGCTATTTATGCTCAAGGCGGCGTAAGACGGCGCCCCGGCACAATTTACAAGTATAACCTTGGCGAATTATCTGTTCTGCACCCTTACAGCTATACAGAAGGCCAAGAATACGTTTTGGCTTTTCAAAATACGCAAGTCCGTATTTTTGACAATACAGGTGCATTGCTTACGACTGTCACAAGCGCACCTTGGACAACAGCAATTCTTAAAGAATTAACGATTTCGGCATCTGCTGATACAATTATTATCTGCCATAAAAGCTTTATGCCTCAAAAGCTGCTTAGAACGGGCGCCTCTAGTTTTACGCTGTCTGATTTTGCGTTTGAAGAAAGCTCAACAGGCGTTCCTCGGCGTCAGCCTTATTTTAAATTTGTTGCTGACAGCATCACTCTTACGCCTAGCGCAACTACTGGCTCAATTACTCTTACGGCGTCTTCCGCTGTATTTACTGCCGACCATGTTGGGACTCTTTTCCGTTTAGATTATGGGGGCGGTTACAAAGAAGTGGAGATTACAGGCTTTACGTCTTCCACGTTAGTTGACGCGACTGTCAGAGAGACTCTTGGCGGAACGTCTGCGGTAAATGATTGGCAAGAGCAAACATTTTCCGATGTTCGTGGATACCCTCGTTGTGTGACATTCCACGATCAAAGACTGTATTTTGCTGGAACAACCTCTCGTCCTGATGGTTTTTTTGGCTCAAAAGCCTCTGCCTTTTTTAATTTTGATGTTGATGATGCAACAGATGAAGACGCAATTGATGTAACAGTTGCTTCTGATGAGGTTTCTGAAATTCGGCATCTTGTAGCGACCCGAAACATTCAAATCTTTACCGATGGTGGTGAGTTGTATGTGCCGCAAAGCGTTACGGCGGCAATCAACCCAAATAACATTCGTTTTATTCCGCAAACGCCATACGGAACAGGTCAAAAAGCCAATCCGGTCAAATTCGATGGCGCAACATTGTTTCTTCAAAAAACGGGCCGTGTCATCCGTGAGTATTTATGGAATGATACAGAGCAAGCTTATAGTTCAAACCCTGTTTCTATTGTTTCAAACCATCTGATTTCTGGCGTTGATGACACCAGTACACTTCTGGGTACAAATAAGCGACCAGAACAATATGCGTTTTTTGTCAATTCTGATGGAACAATGGCCGTTTTTACGTCTGTTCGAAACGAAGAAGTGGCTGGCTGGGTTCAATGGAATACAAATGGCTCATTTGTCAGCACGGCGACCGCTGCAAACAACCTTTTTGCCTGTGTTTCACGTGAAATAGATTCCACGACAGTTTATTGGCTGGAAATGTTTGATTGGGATGTCACGATGGACGCTGTTAAGCAAGATACGGGGGCTGCAAAGACAAGTTGGACGGCTGCTCATTTGCCAAACAGTACTGTCAAAACCACAACAAACTCAAATGCTCAGTATCTTGGCGAATATACTACCAACGGAAGTGGTGAAATTACCACTGATGAAGCTGTTGATGATATTGAGATTGGCCTAGACTTTACGTTTGAACTTGAAACGATGCCTGTGGATGCTGTTATTGGTGGGCAATATATTACCGGGGAAAAAAAGCGTATTTCTAGGGTTGTTGCTAGTGTTTATGGCACTCAATCTATGTCTCTTGCCAATAATGAGCTTGTATTAACGCAAGCAGGGCAAGATTTTTCAAATCCTCCGACGCCAGCCGAAGGTGAGTATCAATTCTTTTTGCTTGGTTGGTCTGGTGATCCAACTGTATCTATAACTCAGACTGTTCCTTTGCCTTTGAGTGTGCGCGGTTTGTATATGGAAGTGACGGCATGAGTAGTAATACGGCAAAAGTTGGTATTGGCGCTGCTGCTCTTATTGGGGTTGGCTTTGCCACTGGTGGTTTTGGTCTTGCTGGCGCCGCCGCTGGTAGTTCTAGCGGCCTTGGGGCTGGCGTTGTTGGCACTGCAACTCAATTCGGCATTCCATCAAGTATGGTTGCGGGAGGCGGTGGAGGTTTTTTTGGAAGCTTAACTGGCTTTCAAGCTGCTTCTCTTGGCTTGGGCGCTTTGTCTTTTGGCTCAAACATTCTTGGCGCTATGTCTGCTGATGCTGCGGCTGACCTTCAAAGACAACAAATTGAAGTAGAACGCCAACGCGCTGAAATTCAAGCAAATGTGGACCGCGCTGCGGCTCTTGAGCGGTTTAATCGTATGCGCGGAACGATTATCGCAAATGGTGGGGCGCGAGGAATTGATCCTACGAGAGATCAAATGGCTCAAATTGAAAAAGGTGAAGAATATCTCAAAGATGAACTTGGTGCGATTGCAGTAAATCAATCTACAGGAAACATTGTTGCTGGATTGCAAATGGCTCAAGCTTCAAATAAAGGGCGCGCTGGCGTTATTCAGGGCGTTGTCGGAGGTGGTCGTTCTTTGCTTGGTGCTTACATGGATTATGAACAGTCGAGGACGGCTTAATGAGTGAATTTGAAAGCATTAGGCGCACCCGAATTGCCAGCCGCCCTATCGTTGATCCTAACGAAGGGTCAACGCAGATGTTCTTTAATTTTGCTGACCAAGCGCAGCAAATGTCTGCTCAGTTTGGGGCAAAAGCCAAAGATGAGGCGGCAAAGGCTGGGCGTCTTGCTGGTGAAAACTCTGTTTCCATTAATCCTGACGGCACTGTAAGTCGCACGGCTGTTCCTGACGCTGGAAGCATTTACACTGATTCTTATATGGCGGCTCAGCGCACTGCGGCAAAAGGTGCGCTTGAAACCAGCATTCGGCAAAAATCACAAGAATTTTTGATTAAGAATCAAAATGATCCTGATGCGCTGCAAAAGTATGAGAAAGAGTTTCATCAAGGCTATTTACAGCCTCTTTTGCGCGGCCTTCACAAAGACATTGGCGGTCAAGTTAGTATTATTGCCGATCAGGTTCTTCGTGGTGGCATAAACACGATCAATGACACCAATATCAAACGAGAATATGAAGAATCGCAAAAGATATATACGCAAACCCAAGAGAGAGACATTAAAACTCTTGGTGAATTGTATAAGGCTGGCCAAATTGAACAGGCAAAAGCCTTAGAAGAAAAAATCTATGGCGATGCCCAAGATGCTTCTCAAACATTTTTAACGCCATCCGGCATTGAGCGCATGAACCGCTCTATGCTCAAAGCAAAAGTTAGTGGTCAGCTTCTTGCTGATACCGAAAAGATAGACCCTGTTGCTGGCTTAAAAACAATCGACAAGTTTCTTGAGACTGAGCAAACTGGCGATGATGCTCTTGCTTATGCTGATCGTGTAGAAGTCGCAAAAGAAGCAGAAGCTCAAATTCTTGCTCGCTTGGATGCTGTAAACCGCGAAAACACAATTCGCGCACAGCAAGTCGCTCCGCGCCTACACGCCGTTCAAGTTCAAATTGACAAATTACGACTTCAAAATCCAAATCCGAATTTTATTATTCCGCCTTCAAAAATTCAAAATATATACCGTGAAGCTGGCTTTGATAATGTCGAAGACAAACACGTTTGGGCGCATTATTACCAAAACGTAAAGCCAGCAAAAGATCAGCAAGACACTTTGTTGATGGATCGTGTGCAAACGGAAGTTTCTTCTGAAGTTGCCCGTATTGAAACTGGCGCAACGTCTATTAGCGCCGTCAAACAAAATCCGATGTATCAGTATTACAGCGAAACGCATAAACGTGCGTTAAACACTGCTAATGCGGCTCGTCAAAAAACTGTTTTAGACAGAATGGAAAACATTAGTGTCGAAAAAATTAAAGAGCGTTTAATTGAAACAGGTCAAATGGACGAAGAAACTCTTATTACTTTGGCTGAACAAGACATCAATAGCGTTGTTGCAAAAAATCTTGGGACGTTAATTACTGCCGTTGAATCTTATAAAAAATCGCCAGAAGGAAAGTATCACAAAGCTTTAAATTTCATTGCTTCTGGAAAACCAATTCCTCAATCGCTTGGGTCTGCTTATGACGCCGAATCTGAAAAAGCGAATTATGGAGGTAGTTTTGACAAAACAAATCCAGATCATATTTCGACGCTTACTAGAGAGATTTTAATTACTGGTCGTGTTCCTTCTTATGGAACAAAAGCATTAGGTCATTGGAAAAGTGTAGCAAAAGATCGTGACGCTGCTACTGCTCTTGTTATGCTTTACGATCAAATGTCTGATATTGGCAGACAAGAAGAATTGCCAGAAAGCCTAAAAGAAGGCGTTGATAAGTTAGAAAATCTTATTGGAATGAATGACGATGAGTATAGAGCAGCATATCAACGATTATTCAGTGGTGACGTTTCTCAAGATATTTTTGAAGCCAATAACAAAAAGTTTTTTGGTGAAAATGGCGATGACACCACGAAATACGCAAGAGAAGCCGTCCAAGCCGAAATAAATAACATTGTTTCTGCTTCAAGTTTTGCCGGGAACATAACAGCAGATATGATCGGCAATTCAACTATTCTAAAAAGAATATTTTTTGGAGCAAACTTTGCCCGTCTTCAAGGTGAAGGCATAACCCCTTCTGAATTGCAGGGTATGTTTTCAACTAATGCTTCTCCATCAACAAACGCTTTCATGGAAGAATTAAACGAAACTATGTATGCGCTTTCTGCTTCTGGAAATGAATACCCTGTTCCACGCGCCCTTGAAATTATGGCAAAACAAGGCGCTGGCATGAGTGAAGTTTCTACTTTTGGAACTCAGCCAAATATGGTTCGTTTTTCATTTGAGCAGAATGTTGAAAATGGTGGTTTTGGAAGCCCTAAAGAAGTTGTTCAAGCTGCGCTTAAATCTGTTGCTGATGAAATTCAAAAGCAAGCCGGGGATGATGACTTTGGTGGAGATTGGTATTGGGAGCGTATTTTTGACGGTTCTATTGGAGAAGACTTAAAAGAACAGATTGGTGATGATTGGTACTCTTGGGTAGACAATGATTTTTCTGATGCTTGGGACGAAGGCAAAATTAAAATTACTCCCTACGATGTTACGCAAAATGTTTGGCAAATACAACTTCAAGTCGGAACTCGCCCAGATGGTCGGCCACGAGTAATTGATGTTTCTAAACTTTTAAAGCTTGGCGGAGGAACCCACGAAATTGTAGCTATGGAGCGAGTTACGGCTCAAAGAAATAGAAATGATGTTTTAAAAGCAATTAGAGACCCTTCTCGCTTAATCAATAAACTTGATTTTAGCCGTTATGATCCAGCAGATGAAGTCAGCAATGCCGCTCGCCTTGACCATATTAAAGGGTTAATGGAAGGCACTGTTCGCGCTCATGAGGAATCTATGCAATGACGATGATTTCTCGCGATGATGTTCTTACAGGAAAAGCCAGTTTGATTACTGGCCGCTATGAGCAGAACAATGTTGAACAGCATGGAAGTCTTTTAAAGACCCTTGAAAATATGCCGACTGCCGGAACCGAGCAGTTTGGCTATTTTATGGAAAATTTTGCCGATAACAATCCATTGATTGAAGCTGGTCGTACTTTTATGGGCGTTAATCGCCCTATTAATGCTGAAATTGCGGATCAACGTGCGCGGATACAGTATCGTGCGACTGATCCCGAAAAAAGAGATTACGTTCCTTGGGAAGACCCAAATTTTAATCGGCTTCCCGAGGAATGGCAAGAACGTTGGTATGACGTTCAGACTGCCAAAGAATCTAAAATGATCTTTGATATGTATCAAAAGCGTCAAAAGGAATTGGCAGAAAGAAATGTGGGAATTGCTCCACTTGGCGTTTTGGCTGGCGAAGTTACTGGACTTGGCGGCATCCGCGCTTTTGGCGGTCTTCGTTCTCTCCGTGATGTCGTTTCTACCACTGCTGCGTATGGCCTTGATGAGTTTATTTTGCAAGGCACGGAATCTGACCGATTGCTTGAAGAATCACTTTTGAATGTCGGCCTCACCGGCATGGGCAATGGTCTTTTTGTCGGCGGCAGGGCTGTCATGAATGGAATCCGCGCTCGACGCTATTCCGTTCCGCTTTCTGAGCTAAACGATCTTGAGCGGCGGGTTCTGCAAGACACCTTGACCGAAGCGGAGCTTCAGTCTGCGCCAAAGTTTGCAGGAGACCCCTCTGTAGGCGCCCACAAGGCTCGTCAGCAAGCGGCATTGGATGATGAGCTACCATTTAACCCAGAAACAGGCGAAATAAGAGAACCGGAAGCCCAAAGGGGCGTCGAAAACGGCGGGAATGAGCCTCCCCGTGATCGCGGCGATGAACCCATGGAAGGCGAGCTTCAGCAACCTATTCCTAGCAAAAAAAGCCGGACAAGCGTTGAAGATGAGGAACTTGTCAGTGCTTTATGGCTAGACAAATTGCCTGATGGTGCGGTTAAGCGGATTTTAAACCGTGGCTCAAACATGGGCAAAACCATGATTTCTGAGTTGGTCGAGCATCCCTTTTATCAAAAGAAAAACAAAGACAATGTTGCGACGGCTACTGGTGTTGATCGAAAGGTGGCAATCAACTGGACTGTTCCTATGGTTAAAACCATGAGGGAAACAGAAAAAATTTACCTTCGTTACCGTCAACGTGTTAGCGGCCAATCTGCGAGAACGATTACTGGTCAGCAAATGAGCGATGCTCTGAAAAGAAATCGGGGTGAAGCCATGTCTTTTGATGAGTTTTTGCGTTCTGCTGGTCGTGCAAAACGTCGAATTGGCGACGATGCGGCCGATTTTGATCCAGAAGTAATGGAAGCGGCCAATCTTTGGCACCAAAAAGTTTATCGTCCTATGGGTGAAGCTGCCAAAAAGCGCGGTTTGTTTACTAGGGCTTTTCGTGATGAATTGGCCGATAAAGTTGATGAATATAACGCCCTGCGTCGAGCAAATGACAACGAAATGCGCCAGAATCTTCTCAAAGATGAGATTATGGAGCTTCGCAAAATGATTAAGCAAATTGATGATGGCGACCTTGACCCTCGTTATCTCAATCGAATTTATCGAAAAGACAAAATTAGAGCCAATCGTGAACAATTTGGCGAAATTCTAATTCGTCATGGCGTTGAGGAAGAAAATGTTGGTAGTACGATTGATGCAATTCTTGGAGAGCGCCCTAGAACACCCGAAGAAGATGCAATGGGCATTGCTGGTGATATGCTTAATCCTTCTGATTTTACTGGCCGAGCCGCTTCATTGAGAACCAGAACGCTTGCGTTTATCCCAGATGAGGCGCTTGAGGACTACCTTGAAGATAATCTTTTTGCCGTTGGCAAATACTATACGACTCGAATGGCGCCTGATCTTGAGTTGATGGACACTTTTGGCTCAATCAGCCTTGCTCCGCAAATCAAAAAGGTGCGTGAGCAATGGAAAGAAAAGATTGATGCGGCGCGTGGGCGTGACGCCAAAGAAAAGCTTGAGAAACTTCGGGATCAAGAGATTGACGATATTAAATCTGTTCGCGACCGTATTCGCGGAACTTATGGCTTGCCAGATGATCCTGATACTTGGACTAACAGGGGTTTGCGCGTAGCCAAAATGTATAACGCTGTGACCCTCCTTACTGGCGCCATTGCCGCTATTCCTGATATGGCTCGTTTGGTTATGTACGATGGCTTAATGCGTACTCATGGCACACTGTTTGATGCTTTTTCTCAAGATATTCGGGATATTATGCGTGGAGAGGGCATTTCAAACAGCAAAATTGGCTTGGCAAATGCTGAAGCCGAATTGGCTGGCGAAGCACTTGATCTTTATCTTTCAATGAGGGCTGCAATTTTTGCTGATCTTCAAGACGCAATGAGCGCGACCACTGGCTTTGAACGTGCTGCTGCTGCGGCTACTCAGCAATTCTTTAACTT